GCTGGAGCCCTGCTGTAACTTCCCTATTGCTTTGCCTGATATGTCGCGCGACTCCGCACCGGCTAGTGCCGCATGAACACCCACCGAATCTATCTCCTGCTTTGCCTCCTGCAATAGTTGGAACTGTGCGCCGGCCTGGTCCATCGTCGGCAAAACGCCAAACTCCTTGCCGTATTCCCCGTTTTGAAACATCAGGTGACCGTCCGGCTTCGCCAGTTCAGACTTGAGTTTCTGGACATCCTCCCCGGCTGCGCCCTTGGAGCTGTATGTCTGGCGTACCGAAACCAGGTGCAGATGTTTGCTGGCCCGTTTGTTTATCTCATCCTGGGTATCCAGCCACGCCGCGATATAGCCGTAGCGGTTCCCATCCCTGTCCACATGGGCGCTCTGAATGATAATCGACCATTCGGGAACGCCCGTATCATCCAGGTATGGAGACGGCTCGGGCTCCGACAGAAAGCCACCCCGCGTAAATTCGCACACATGGACCTCACCGGACGTGATGAATTCCATCTTCACTATGCGGATTCTCTTACGCTTGATGTCGGCCCAGCGTAGACGGGGAGCATCGTCATAGGTTGTAGAAAGTGCGCCTTCCCGTGAGATTGTCGAGTTCAGGATATTTTCAGAGTCAGGATATCGCTCCGCCGCCTGTTCGTAATCCATCCACGCAACGGCATAGCGGTAAAGGGTATCCGTGAAATCCTTTTCCCGGCTGTGCGGGTCCCAGCCAAGCCGGTCCCAGTGATACCGCTTGATGCAGATATCGATCTCGTCTTTCCGGCCCGGTTTGCAGTAAACCTCAACCCCGCCTGTCCCCTCGATGAGGATATTTTCAAAAACATCGGACTTGATCTTCGGGAATTTCACCTGGTCGTAAACAAACCTGACGGCATCCGTAGCGGTCTGCGCGGCGTTCTCATCACCGGGGGTACGCGGCGACGCCTCCGGGTCGGTCCTGGTCTGGATCTCGACGCCCTTCAGAAAATCGACCTTCGGCTTAATCCGGTTGCGGGTTATCACCGGCTGCTTGCGCTTGCGGATAATGGCCGCTTCCTGTTCTGTCCACTGCTTGTTATCGTAGTAATCCCGGCACTTTTCGGACTGGTCGCGGGCAATTAGCGAAAGTTCCTCCGCCTCATCGAAATAGGAGATTGCCTGGGTTAGCGTGATTGCTGTATTTTCCATCTAAGGCTGTCTCCTATCCGGTGCTACGCTGTTTTCCAGTCGCCATCATCATCCGTCTCGGGGAAATAATCCTGTTCCTTTTTCTTGACCAATACCGGCGCTATCCATGGCCGTGACATGCAGGCATAGCGGATATCATCCACCGCATGATCCTCGCCGTTAGTATCAACATCCTCGATGTTGTGCTTATCGTGCTGCTGCAACGGCAGGGTGCGGATAGAATCCACGCAGGTATTGAAAAAATAAATCATCGGCCGGCCGTCGATCCCGATCAACCGGCTGTTGAGTTGCTGCCATCCCGGCTTGCGCTTGTTGTCCGCAGGGCGCCACACCAGCGGGGACATGCCGGACGCTATCGACGGCCCGCCGTCCTCCTGGAAAATCGAGGGGTCCGCCACTCCGTAGCTGATCTTCTCGCCCTGCTCGCGCCGCCTGATTCCCGCACCCACCGCCTCAGCCGCCATTTTCAGCCCGATATTCGGCGTTTCCATCCCGTACCATTCACGGTAGCGGATCATCGCGCCCCTGGGGAACTGCGGCAATTCGCCATCCGACACCGCCCACCAGCCAACCGAAAACGGCCTGGCAGAGCCCCAGTCAAACGACCTGAAGCGCGTCCACCTGTCCGGCAACTGTACCGGCTGGACAACGTGGAGCTTCCCATCCCATGACGAAAAGAACGCGCCCGCCACGATATCCCACGCGCCTTCCAGCCAGGCCTTGCGCAAAACTTCATTTCCGGCTGTCGCCGCCAGAATACGGTTGCGGTATTGTGGATCATTCTTCAGGAGGATTTGGTTATCGGAGAGTTTCGAGGGGATGAACATTCGGGTAAATTCCGTTTCCGGGTCTGTAAACGGAGTGAAGGGCGGCATCGGGTTGATGTAGCGCTCCTTAACCCAGCCATGGCCGACGCCGCCCGGATTGCCGGTAGTGCGCACCGAGCACGGCACGCCATGAGCGGAGCGCAGGCAGGAAAACATTTTCAGCAGACCGCCAGGAGTCGGGTATTCGGTCACCTCATCGAAGCTGATATTTGTGTACTGATGGCCGTGATATCTGCCGTAGTCGCTCTCCTGCTCGATGTATCGCATTTTTACCGTTGCTCCGTTCGGCCAGTACCAGCATGAGGAATAAGGAAAAGTTTTTGAAGCGTTGCTCTTGAAATCTCCGCCGCTGGCCGGGAAAATCTCCATTGCCCTGTTCTGCAGCTCCTCCAGCTCCGTATACGTTTTGCGGAACATGATCCCGGCTGATTTGCCCTCATAGCGCAGTGCCGCGTCCTCCTGGTAGCCGAGCTGCAAATCCGATTTACCGCCGCCGCGCTCGCCGCCGAAAAACAACTCCTCGCACCAATCCGCCTCAACTGCTGCCAACTGCGGTCCCGGCTGTGGTATCCACATGGTCAGGCCCCATTCAGTCCGTGGATCTCCAGCCATTCCTCGCGGGTGAGTTTCGGCCGTTCCACCGTTTCGATAGGCCCGCCATTCGGTCCGGTCAGCGCCAGCCCTTCCCTGTTCATCTCGAAAATCTTCTGCAGCGCATCCGCCGCTTTCTCAGGCGACGGGAAAACAGGCAGGTAACGCATGCAGCCGTCCACGATCTTCGCTTCCAGGCCGATACCTTTTCTCAACTCCTCCGGCAAATCCTGCACCTGGAGCAAACCGGTTGGACCGAAAAACCTTGCCGGGTCGAAATGGAGCGATTTCACCCTGAAAGCAATCACCTCGTTCATGTACTTCTGCCTGATGATCTGCGCTATTTCTGATACCCGTTGCGCAATGTTGCTTTTTTTCAGCAACTTACACGCATACGACCGGGCATTATCATCACTGGCATCCGGGTTGATAGCTTTCCGATACGCAGGTCCAGGCTTCCCGCCATTGGTCACGAACTCCCAGCAAAACCTTTCCTGCTCTGCTTTCTTCAGCGTCCGCGACTCGCATTGCAGAATCTCCTCGAACCCCGAGAGAACCATTTGCCCCGGAACAGCCGGGCTATTTGCAGTTGCATCGCTCATATTTCCATCAAATAATCCAATTTCCCAAATTCCGCAAGAAAAATCTTCACAACAGTTGTGAGAACAACAAAAAAAGAGGAGGGGATTTTATCCCTCCTCTTCGATCTGGTCACCTCAACGCCCCTCGCATCATGTACAGTCGGAACAACTCCCCTCGCACAACGTCAATCGCCAGTTTTACGACATCAGGCAACGGCTCCTTGTGCGGATTACGCCGCCTTTTTGCAGGCTTAGGTCGTGACGTTGCCTGAGCGCTGCGCCGGGCGTTAGTCCATCTGGACGAGCAGAACCGATCACAAAACCGTCGCTTTCGGAACGTCGCGGACTTTTCCTCCGGCTTTTGTACCAGCGTCCTAGCACACATGTGCCACTCACAAAACCGGTCATCATCACCCATCGGTCACCCCCTCAACCTGGAGTTTTGTTTCAAACTTCCGGTTGAGCCCGTCGAATATCTCCTGCAACCGGCGCTTTGCCTCGTCTGGCGGCGTGATTTCTTCCGGTAGCAACTTTTTCTCCGGGGGTTTTAGTAAACCCGGCATAGACGCCAGTTTCACCAGTTCCAGCAAAACCGAGACGGGCGGAAATCGCCGCTCTGTATCCATGGCCCTGTCAATCGCCCAAGCTAGTTTCACTTCCGGGTAGTCCCCTAGTTTTTCATAGTAGACAGCCAGCGTTTGTTTGTCCAGTTCGGCCCGGACAGCCCTTGCAAGCCTGTAAATCAGCACAGAAAATGTCGCTTTATCCATCGTCGCCCTCCACAAAATCACGGCAGGCCTGCTTTGAGTTGTCGTTGCTCATCTGGGCAAACGTCTTGGACACAATAGGCGAAGCCCTGGCCCCGCCAGACTCCACACCCTTCAGCCGGTTCACCACCCACAGCAGTGCCTTCGCGTTTGCCGCTCCCGCCGCCTGAAATGCCTCCCTGATCTGCTCCGGAGGATATTCCCGGCAGATATCCTGCAAAACCGATCCAATCCCCTGGTTCGTGTTCATCCGGCCAAAATATCGGACATACAACCCCTGCGCCTCCGAGACCTGCATCGGTCTGGGTTTTTTGATCTTCGGTTTTTCTTCAACAACGCCTTTGTCCGCTGTTTCTATCACCTCCTCAGTTGTAGAGGAGGATGAAAAAGATGGTTTTGGTAATGGAGATGGAGATGGAGATGGAGATGGGCTTAAACGATTCGTTAACGGTCGTTGAACGGTCGTTGAACGACCGTTGTAACGCGTTACAACGGTCGTTAAACGCTTAAACTCTTCTGAACCTATTGAATTATAACCTTTTCTTTTTAACTCTTCGTAAAGCTCCGGATGTGTTTTTGCCATGCGGCTGAACCTCGAACTGCCTGAGCGGTCATCCGAGCCCGCCGCCCAACCGTTGTGATCCAACCAATCATGTAACGCGTAGCCATTCGTTACAACGTTCGTTGCAACGTCGTTGTAACGCGTTACAACGTTCGTTGCAACGTCTAGGAAACGAACGTTAACGAGTGCTTGAACGAACGTTGAAGGGTCGTTAACCCATCCTGCCATCAGTGCAATATCAATATCTTCCAGGCCAGACAGGTCGCCATCGGGGCGCTCCATGGCCGTCGTCAACCACAAATCTAGGAGATAATCAGTTGCATCAGGGCCAAGGAGCATTTTTAGTTTCTGGCGCTTTCGGTGTCCCTTGAAAGACACTCTAATTCTGATATCAGTATTCATATTACTCCTTAATAACCTTCAGCCTTCAGTCTGATTACCTGCCTTATCGACTCTTTCCACCGCACCTTA